TGTATAGGTATAGTCCGGGCCTTTTACAGCAGCAGAACCGCCTCTGAAAACATAACACTCACCCATTTTTATTCCACCACCTTCATCATGACAGGAATATCGGTTTCTGGTTTATCGGTATAGCAGTAGACAGTCAAGGTGCTGCCTTCTGCGGTTGCCCTGCCGACACAGCTCCATGCCGTCTGTAAATCCTCTGCCGTATCGGTCGTAGCATTCGACATATCAAGCGCTAAAATCGGCTCGGTGTCCGCTTTCTGGATTGTCCCGCCAAAGCTCACGCTTTGCGTATACGGTGCTGTATCGCTCCACCCATCGGCTAAAAGCGTTGCCGTATAGTCCTTCACATCGGGTTTTGCTTTGACCGCCGCGTCCACTTTATCAACATTCGCACTGACCGTATTCACATCTGTGGTCAAGGCATCGATTTCGTTTTGCAGCTTTCCTGCCGCATCCGTATCGAGCTGACCTTGAATCTTGCTAAACCATGTGTTGAATGAATTTTCCTGCGTCCGCTCGAAAGTGTCAATCTCTGTCTTGTAGGTGCTTTCAAGCCCGTTGATTATGGTGTCACCCTGCGTTTTCAGGTCATCCGTATAATCTGTGAACTCCGCCTGCGTAGCATCTGCCGTTGTCTTAAACAGCGTCTTTTGTGTCGCAAAGTAGGTCTGAAACGCCTCGTACAGGTCTGTTCCGTTCTCCACCATGCTCATGATGGTGTTCAGCGCCTCATTCATTCTGTTTGCTTCTTTCGAGCCGAAGAACGACTTATCTTTGCCCGTGTAGGTAGTCACATCCTCGAATGAGACCGTCCCGTCCTCATTGTCCACCTGATTGTAGCGCTTTAGCCCTGCCCACGTTGCGTCCGTGTAGTCAGTTGGTAATAACTCCCATGACATCACAAACTACCTCCCCTCATACCGAAATTCCAAGTAAACATCCTTCTGCCGCTTAGGGCATTGGTGATGTTGTCGTACAGGCTCAGGATAGCGCCCTCCAAACGGTTCAACTCCTTATAATCCATCGTGTTGCCATTATCCATGTAGGTAGGCGCTGTGCCATACGACCTGTTCAGTGTGTTTGCGTTAATCGTTGATAAATTCGTCTCAAGCTGATTGATTTCATCGGCATAGAAGTAATCACCCTGCGAACGGTCATCGCCCAAAGAAGTTATCGTAAACTCCTTGTATAGCTTAATGGCCATGTCTCGGAGATATTGCAGATTGTTCTTTATCCTGTTGAAGTCCTCCGCATTGAACCTATCTCCTGTGTACACCCCATCGGCATCCGTAGAGCCGTGCCAATCTGTCTTAGGTGTTGTCCAGCTCATGTTAGCCTCCTATTCTTCGGGCAGTTACTTTCCCCGAAAAGCTCCCGTTGAAATAGAGCGTCTGACGGTATACATTGACCTGCATATTGTCTTTGAAATCATTCTCTTGGTGAATAATGTCATCGACATCGAGTTCTGGATTGCCTCTTGTCGTGTACTCGTACTCAATACCCGACTGGTAGTAATCGCCAAGCCACTCGGCCAAGTCTTTCGCCATCACGGAATCGGAAATCAGCGGATTTTCCCACGTCACGGTCTTGCCTCTCAGATGCAGCGTCTTTGTTGCATTCGTCTTAATCACACTGTACTGATAACCGAAAATTTCCAACTGATACATTCCCGCCTTGGCGAACTGCACCGTCACATAGTAGTTGCCCCATTCGGTGATAGTAATGTCCGTTGCCTTCTCATCGAGCGTTGCGCGAAGATTGTAATACGGTACATCCATATAGAATGTTTCCGTGTCGTTTGCTGCCACCGTCACTTCTTCGCTGACGATAGTCTCTTCCTTCTCGCCGTTCTGATAGACATAACAGGGCACAACGACATCTTTTACAAGCTCCTGCCTAATCGCTTTCGGCGAACAAGTCATATCCGTTCGGGTCATCGTGAAGTCAGTCTCATTGCCGAACACCACATTGTTCAGTACAATCCTGCTATACGGCTCTGCCGTCTTTGTAAACTCCAATACCATCGTGTCGAAGTCCTCAAAGCGGTCAGAAAGGCTTGTCTTTGTGTCGATTCCCTTAGCCGTCACCGTTCGCTCTGCAACCACCGCGCCGTTATTATACGTTCGAATGATAAATTCAGCGGGGACAGCAGCGCCGAATTGAAGTGTCAAGCCGTAAGTCGTATAGGCGGTTTCTCGCGTTAGAGTGACTTTGGGATTGCTTGCGAATGCCCCTTCTTCGCCCGATAACTCAGCCGATACAAAACCGGTGTTCTTTATGTCACTGCCTAATGTTCTCGGCAGGAAATACATTGAGCCGTCCGCCGTTGTGTAGTTACAGGACAGTGCTGCATACTCGTCTTTCGCCTCTCCGTTCAGGATGTTCGCCACCTGCGAATAAGGCGCTTGCGTATCAGCCGTTGCCGTAGCCTCCGATACATAGGCAGACTTTATTTGAATCTCACCTGACCGCGTTTGGGACAAGACACAGCGGCAGGCGTTGGCAATGATTTGGAGTGCCTCTTTATGCTGCACTCTCGGTACGGGGTTTTTCGTGTACAGCGTTTTCAAATGCGGGTCAATATAGTATGCCGTGACACCAGCGTCCTGCAAAATCTCAACCGCCAAGTCATAATAACTCTTGCCTGCTGCGCTGTACTTGCCCTTGTAATACATCGAGTCCATCGTGCGGAAAACATCTTGGCAGCGGATGATTGCCGTCTTGTCATCGCTTTCCCATTCGGAGCATTGCAGGGTGTTACCCTTTATCCACTCGATTTCGTCTGTGTCCGGCAACTGATACCCATAGTACACCTCCATTGGCTGGCCTGTTTCAAGGAAGTTAATCGCGGACTTGGGATTATCTACATTGAAATATCGGTCGTAGTTCTTGAGCTGCACTTCAAAGTCAACTGTCGGTACATCCGCGCCAATCGGAGACACATAGCTGTCGAGTGTCGAGCTTATCACATCCTCGTTGGAATAGGTCAGACCATAGCCAAACTGAATGTAGTAAATCCGCACCCTGCTGTTCGGATTTTTCATCTGATAAAATACGAGCTTGATTTCGGTCGTATTCTCCAAGACTTCTTCGGAAGTGAACAGTGATTGCGTGTTGTCCCTGATTTCAACCGTTTGTCCCGTACTGCTCACCATGTCGAAACTGACGGGATAGTCCTCACCAAAGTCAATCGTAATGCCCTTAAAATCCGTTGGCAGTGTATTCAGATGAATCGTGACTTCGAACTGCGCCTTAGACAGCAGCTTGTCACTCACGATACCTGAACTGATGTAGAAGTTGGACGCTTTCTTCCTCGGCAGAAAATACATTGTGCCGTCTACCTTCGTGAAGTCTTCCTCCAATGTGGCATAGACGGGAATGTCCGTTTTCTCGCCGAAAATGTTCTTCGTGTTGGCGTAGCAGGCAAAATCGCCCTGCTCCAATGTGGCGTTTCTCTGTATCTCCTGATTGACCACACCGAATGACACCATGATGTAGGCGCGTTCACGCAGAGGCGCTTTCATACTCTGTGAATAGGCTTTGGAAACCTTTTGCACAATGCTCCACCTCCTACTCGCCTACATCAATGATGTTCACTTTGCAATTTCGATAGTGGGTAGGCAAGCCGTCCTCGCCTACCCAATACGGCTCTGCGCTTCTATCGCCGGGGTACATTTTGAGCGTTTTCCAAGTGTTTGTTACGGGGTCTGGAAATTGCACGGTTGCGTAGAATCCCGAAAAGCATTGGAGGATAGTAGACCATTGTTCAGCCGTCAGCCACGGCCAGCTGAGATTGTTCAGCTTATACTGGTCACGTCCAATCTTTTGGCCTACTACCTCTCCGTTCGCGTTTCTGGCGGAATCAACGAGCGTAGCAACAGAAAATTCCAGACCTCTTTTAGGATATGGGATTTCGATACCATTGATGAAAATCATACCTTGCTGCATCCCTCGTCACCTCCTACCCAACAAAGTTATAGCCCTTCTTTTTGGCTATCTTCTGCTGATTTCTGTACACCACTTCGCCATCCAGATAGACCGTAACATTCGCATCGTTGCTGCCCTCGCTCATCGCATCCCGAACAGCTAAATACACGCCCTGACTGACCGCCTCGACAATCTGGTCATTGTTCACAACAGCCGTTCTGCTTCCGATATTACCAACCATTTCCGCGCCTGCTTCACGCGCCACGAACATCTGCCCGGAAGTGGGGAAACCGCCCGCCGCGTAGAATCTCAGCTTCGGAACTTTGATAGTGACCTTTTCGCCGTTCATTTCCTTTGTCAAGTCATTCCACTCGACATGGAAATCGGGCATCTTGACCTTCTTTAGGCCATCGATGAAATTGTTCATCGCGGTCACACCCGCGTCCTCCCAGCCATCCGTCAAGGAAGACTTCATCCTGTTGGCAACATTCGTTCTGAACCAAGTACCCATCCCGCTCCAAGCACTCTGCACACTGGTCTTTGCGGTTGCGAAGCAGGTCGTGATAGAGCCTTTCAGCATGGTGAACGAGTTGGAGATAGAAGTCGTAACGCGCTGTACGAACCAAGCGGGAAGCCCTGCCCACTCGCCTGTGATGCTTGTGTAAGCGCCGTGCATCATCGCCACAACACTGTCACTCAGGGAAAGGAAGGCAGCGGAAACTTCTTCTCTGGTGGTCTTGACGGTCTTGTCCATCGCCTCACTCATCGCTTCGATTTTCTGTTCGCTGTTGTCAATCGTGTCGGCAACATTCGTTTCAACCGCTTGGCCGATATTGGTTGTCATCTCGGTCAGTTTCGTTTCGGCATCGGTCAATGCGGAATCGACTGTGGCCTGTACCTCACTCGTAGCGGTTTCTGCCGCCGTTGTAATGTCTCCCTGTCCTGCGGTCATGGTGTCCACGACATCGCTTACGAACGTTGCACCGACATCCACACCGTCTATGCCTTCGAGAACATCTTCGATTGTCGTATCAATCGCATCGGAATTTTCTGAAAAGCCCTTCCCAAGAAGTGCCGTCAAGTCATATCCGGCAGCAGCAAATATCTCCTGCGTTCTTTCATCGCCGTAGACGGCTCGAATCGAATCATAGAGCGATTGCTGTATTTCTGTCGTTAGAGCGTCCCATTCGGTAATGCCCAAGACCTTAGTTGCATCTACGAATGACTTATAGTCTTCGGCAGACATTGCGCTGCTTAACGCCATCGATAATGTTGCCATGAGATTTCCTGCCGCAGCATCGATACTGCCGTCTTGACTGAAATCGTATGTCCCGAAGAAACTGATGAAATCCGTTATCCAGTAACTCGTCTCGACACTACTCATCGGTTCGGCGAAAATCATTTGAATCGCAGCAAGCAGTTTCGCTCGTCCGTCTGTCGTAGCTGCATCAACAGCAGTGTCAACCGCCGCACCAACGTCCCACTGCTCAATCTGTGCCGTGATGGAAGCAAGAGCTTCCGTGACCTTTGCAAGATTATCCGTGTCCCCGATTGACGCATAATAGGCTTGTGCTTCGGTCAGTCCCGCCTGATATGCTACGGCATCCGCATACGCCTGTTTCTCAAGCGCCTCATAGCTTGCACGCAGATTGTCTTCGAGCGTCTTGTATTGCGACAGGACATCTGTGAAGCTCTCTCGCGTCAAATCGGTCAGCAGCAGTTCCGTACTTGCCGAAAACTCGCCCATTACACGCCCGTTTGCAACTGCCGTAGAGATACGGTTGAGGCTTGCCGACAGTTCGGCGATAACCAGATTTTCGCCGCTCGTGAAGCCTGTGGTCATGCCCTGCTGAATCATTGACGCAAGCCGTTTGCCAATATCACTGGCCGCTGTATTCAGCGCACTTCCGCCAAGTCCCATTGCACTCAGCAGGGAAGCCGATATATCCTCGCCGTTTGTAGTCTTAGGCGGGACAAGACTGACGGCAAGAGAAACGGTTTCTTCCTTTTCGGCGAGCGTTTTCTGCACCTTCGCCACAATACCGTTCTCGCCCGTTATGTCAGCAATCATGGACTGCACTTCAGTATCGGAGACCTTCACACCAAGCTCAATCTTGTTTATCTTTGACGTAAACTTGGTAATCGCCGCGTTAAGGTTGGCAACGGCAGTATCTTCGTCCTGTATTTGCGCGTTCGTCAGCTTGACAACGGTGTCAACATTGACGGCGAGCAGTTTCTCCGCTTCCTGTTTAATCTGGTCTGCCGTCAGTGCAATATCGCCCCACAGAGACACCTTGTCAAGTTTGTATGCGTTGAAGGCAGCCGCTGCCAAGGTAAGCACGAGCGCCACCGAAAGCGTTATAATCGCGCCGACAGCGATACCCGTCACAACAGACGCACCAACGGCCATTGCCCATACGCCACCTGCGGCAGCGCCTTTGATGACAGACCAAAGACCACTGATAATGGTCTCTTTCGTGATACCGCCGTTAGCCACTTCAAGCGTAGTTGCAATCAAGGTTGTGGCAACACTTAACGACAGCGCAATAGCCGCAGCATATGTGCCTTTTTTGCCTCCCAGCACACCACCGATAATCTTGCCCGACAATACTGTCCCAAGCGCCGTTGCAATGCCGTCTGCTGCAAGGAAACCAACTTCGCCTGTGGCCAAATATTTCTGGTCACTTTTGAAGACCAAGGCAACCGTTATGATAATCGTTGCAAGACCGAGCGCAACGGAAGCGATACTTTTCATATTGGCAAGTACGCTCTTCAAAGACGGGTTCAGGGCTGTAGCAATCTTCCAAATGAGCATAGCCGCACCAATCGCCTCGGCAACCGCCAGCACTTCCTCCAAGTTCTCCAACAGCCAATTCAGAACAGGCTCGATTGCCTGCGTAATCGCGTTGACACGGCTGTTGACGGCATCACCTAAGAAATCATAGGTGTACAAATCCCAATTAAAATCACTCAGACCGGAAGATGAGCCGCCGCCACCGCCGCCACCGCCCTGATTGGGGTCAATGACGTTCAACTCGTCAAAGCCCATCAGATAGCTTTTCAGCTTCTTTGCACTGCCTCCGGCGCTGTTCAGACTATCCGTCAGACCATCCACACTGCTTGTCGTGCTGTCGATACCGCCTGAATAGTCCACCGTTGACAGCTTATATCCGAACAAAGCCGCAATCGCGGAAAGCAACTTCGTGATAGCATTTGTAGCGGCAATCGCAACAGGAAGGATAGAATTGATTGCGGGAATGAAGATATTACCCAAAGCACGTCCTGCCTGCGTTGCCTGTGCCGAAAGCACTCGCAACTGGTTTGCAGGCGCGTCAAGCGTTCTTGCCATATCGCCCTGCGCTGTCGTTGTCCTCTCCATCATGATGGAGTAACGAAGCTGCGCTTTTTCAGCCTGCGTCATAGCCGTGACTTTGGTCTGAATGCCCATAGCCGTAGCCTTTTCCTGCATAGCGGCATTGGACAGGTCAACACCGAGCTGTCGCATCATTTCGATTTCGCCAGACAGACCGCCACGAATTTTCAACATAGCGTCATCCGCACTGATGTTGTAGAAACTCGACAGGTCATAAGCAAGCTGTGTTAGCTGTTGACTCATCGTGTAAGCTCTGTCGCTTGCGATACCGAAACCATCTGCAAGGTTATAGAACACACCCTGACTGCGCATCCATTTAGCCGGGTCAATACCCATCACCTCGCCGACTTTCTCAGCGTACTCCTGCGCCCCCTTTGCGTAAGAGCCGAGAGAAGCCTCAAACAGGTTAATATCCTCAATGTACTCATTGGAGGACTGCACGAATTTTGCAATCGTCTTCAAAGCACTGCCGATACCCGTTGTCAGCATCCGAATGACGGAATACAAGTCTGTATATGAGCCTGTCGCGGTGTTGTTCGCCCGTGACAAAGTATTGGTGGTCTGTGCTAACTGCTGTACCCTCGCCGGAAGTGCCGCAAATCCCGCAGCTACCGCGTTCATCTGTGTCGCAAGAGGCGTAAGCGCATTCGTCAGTGCCTGAATGTTGGCTGTGAATGTGCTTAAGTCAGCGCTGTTGAGATTACTGATAACTTCCGGCAAACGACTGAGTTGCGTAATCGCGGAAGTTAAATTTGTAATCTGTCCCAGCTCCGTCAACGGATGAAGTGCCTCTGCAAGATTTCCGAATACAGATAAGTCAACTCCCTGTAACTGCCCTGCCGCAATCCCCAAGTTAATTATCTGCGTTGCCAAGCCAGAAGAAAGCTGTATGTTCTGAATATCGGCAAGGGACGCAATCGCATTGGCAAGCTCGTTGATACGAGAAAGCTCCGCTACATCGATTTGACTTACTGCCGCCGCAATACTGGAAATACCTGTCCCAATAGTGGGCGAAATTTGCACATCCGTAATAGAAGAAAGCGACTGGAGCGCGGGAGCAAGCATCTGGATATTGACTATCGTCTCCGTAGTGATTGCGTTGCCCGCCGTTGCGATTTCAGAAAGCTGTTTGCCAATGGTGGAAGAGATTTTAATGCTCTCCACTCCTTTAAGGCTGTTCAGCGCCGCGCCCAACTGCGTCAATGTCGATACAGACATTGCGCTGATAGAGCTAATATCATCGCCGAACGTCCTTAGCTGCTCACCCAGCTTTTTCAAATTCGCACTGCTCTTAGTCGCTTCTTGTAATTTATTGAGGGAGGCAGTCAGCGCTTCTATGCCACTCTGTGCCTGTTGCGCACTCGAATTGATTTCGATTTGCAGCGAATCAATCGTTGTGGACATCGCACTCACTTCCTCTCTTTATTTTCCCCATCATCGCCGCCATGTACCCTCTGCCTTTATCGTACACCGACTTTTCCTTCTGCGCCTGTTCCTTTACCCTTGCCTTTTCGTTCAGCGGATAAGGTTGTGCGGGATAGGGCTTGGCTTTTGTACCCTTCTTGGCAAAAGCGTGAAGCGTTGGCGCAATATCGCTGATTGCTTCGTAGATATACAGTCCTTGAAGCCACAGTTCTTGATTGCGCCGCTCCTCTCGGATTTCTTCCGCTCTACGGTAATCTCTCGCTAACGCAGCGTCACCGTCCCAATACTCGGCAGATGTCATGCCAATCGACAGATATTTGGGAAACTCTTCTCGGAATATTTCGGAATAAGTTGTGGGAGAATCGTCAGACGGCGAACTTACCAGTTTGCCGTCCAGCTCACGTTTCCCGCCGCACCTTCCTCCGGGTCATTGACCAAAGCCGCAATCGGCTCATTGTACATCTCGGCAAGTTTACCGATAAGCTCCTGCTTATTGGTCATCTTGTCGTAAATGTCATCAATGACATCCTGCTTGATAAACCTGTGGTGGGCAAGGAACGCGCCAGCAAACAAGGCGGGGAGTGTATTCATCGGCTTTTCACGGAAGTCAGACGCAACGAAGCCGTTGCGCTCCATCATCTCCACGGTACGGCGAGTAAATTCCAGACAATACTCCTTGCCATCGTAACTAAAGTTTAATTGCTTGCTCATAGCTTTTCTCCTTCATTCATTTTGGATAAGTCTCCCCGACTTTTGCCGGGGAGACATCACACACTCAGGTTTCGTCAACCTCAATCGGGCTGGACGGGGCAATCGTAATGGTCATATCCACGACCTCGTTGACACCGCCGCCAACGGGGAACACGGAAAGCTGCCCATTAAAGTAGAACTTGCCGTCACTGCCATTCGGCGCAAGCGAAGAGCCTGAGCCAGTAGCACCGAACCACACGGCATAGGTCTTTTCGACACCCTCCATCGCCTTGAGCTTTTCGAAATCCTCCTTGGTATAGTTGGCCGTAAACTCAAGGGAATCGAGGCTCTGAATGCCCGGAATGTAGGTCTGCATATTGTCGGACAGAGTAGTGGTTTCGAGCATTTCAGGAGCGCCGCCCAAGTCGGGGAAATCCTTGATGTCTACCAGCTTGGAGTAGGTATCGCCCGTATCACCTTTGACCATGAGAAACACTTTATAGGTTGAAATCGCCATAGAATGTCACTCCTTTCATATCTTGAATACTGTCATATTCTTGTCCACAACAGCCTGATACCGTCCTGTCATTCGATAGATTGTTGCGTCCTCCAAATTCGGTATCGGATTGAGCATCGTTCTGTCAAATCCCATTTCGGCAAGCGCCTCGTCAATCACAGCAATCATTTCCTTGCATTCGGTCTTTTTACCTGTCTGCCTATTGGAGTAGACATTGACCTCGTACATGACCAATGCGTGATTTTCGAGCGAATCAGACGATTGCGTTCTTTCAAATGTGCGGTTGCTCTTCTCTTCGATGGAGACGCACGGGAAGGAAGGCGGAGTGCGATTATAAACGCCTGTCACATAGGTTTCTGGATATTTCGCTAAAACCGCGTCTCGCACTTTCCGAAAGACTTCGTTTTCAACGTCAATCATCCGAACACCTCCGCAACAATGCTGTCTATGTTCTCACATACTGCCATTAGAGCGTTGTACATCGGCATGGAAGCGGGAGTGCCTCGCGTCAGAACTAATTGTCCGTTCTCCCTGAATCCCCACACATTCCGTTTGCCGTACCCTTTACCATAACTGCCAATGGTCAAGCCCAACTCGCTGCCCTTCGGGTGCGGGGAGCTTCCCGCAGCATCATTGAAGAACACGCCCGTGCCGAACTCGCACCACACAGCGTCCTCACCGTCCGCTATGACTACGCTCATCGTTCCCTTTTCGTCAACACTGACATTGACACTTGCACCTCGATTGCCATCTCGAATCGTAACGTCCGTTTTCGCCATGCTGAATCCGCTCTGTGCGTATTGCGCCAATACTTCGGCTACCCGCTTGCGGACTTGCTCTGCCTTCTGGTTTAGCTCCAACTTGTATTGATTAAGCTCCCGAATCACTTGCCCTATGCTTCTCGGCTCTAACGAGCATTGAAACTTGCGCCCCTTCATTCAACATTCACCTTGCTAACGGCAATCGCTACGCTGTTCAAGCTCTTAGCAACCTTCCGCACGATATAATCGTAGGAAGCAGTGGGGAGGGCATCAATCCACAGTACGGAGTATTCGTCAATAGACGTTTTCGTATCATCCATCACAAGCACTTTATCATAGCCTTCGCTGCCGCCGAAAAGCTCGATTGCTATATTACCGCTTGCGGGTGAAATGTTCCCCATGCAGGCAACAGGGTCACTGTACTCGACAGCATATTCGCCCGTCCCCTCAATAGGAATACGCCCTTGATACAAAGCATAGTAAAACTTGACTTTGTTACGATTTAGACAGCGCATCAAACGCACCTCGCAATCGCCAGAACATGGTTGTGAATATATGCAATCATGTCCTCATATTTGTAGGTGCGATTGATACCGTTTTCGGAATGAGCCGTTTCATTTTCTGCGCCGCTGATGCTGTAACCGGCAATGACAGCGTGAATTTGAATCATCTCATATTCAGCAGGGACTTCCTCCGGCTCTTCTGTTGCAAAAGAGTACCGCCATGCCAAAATCTCACGCCCGGCAGCGTCAAGGTAGACCGAAAATCGCTTATCATCGGTCGTATCGCTCTCGTCAATCCCCAAAAGGGTCTTCAACATCGATAGCTTCTCGAATTGGGTCATTCCGGTCTACCTCCTTCTCACGCTTCTTTAGGCTTACGAGTACGCTTCGGCTTTTCCTGCTCAACAGGCTCTTCCTGCTCAACAGGCTCTCCCACATTGAATAATCCAATCATTAAGCCATGTGGAGTTTGCATTTCCGCCATTTCGCGTCACCTCATCCTTTATATGCTTTGCTCAATAGTACCACGATGCAGATAGATACCCTTGACCTTGTTCTCGTAGACGAAAGTGTCGTGATAGACACGGTAGTCGAACTTCCAAGCATCAGCATCCTGATTGACATCAGGAGTGAAAATGCGCGGGAGAACGTGCTTGACAACCTTGGTCAACGCGCTCGGATGGGCGATTAAAAAATTAATCTTGTAGCCGCTGTTCGTATAGCCGCCATCAGTCTGTCCGGCCGTCTCGCCATCCTTTAGGGTAATGGCAGTATAGAAACGGGTCTGGGGAACACGGATAATCCGCATACCGTCATAAGTTTCCACACCATTGTTGATACCGCCGTCACCGTTCATCACAGTGCGGTTAATCTTCGCACGGAGACCGGCATAAGCCGTCTCGGAGATGAAGAGAATGCGGCCTTCGGTCGGGACTTCGGCTTCATTCATAGCGCGTTCGGCCTCGTCAATAAATCCGGGGACATCGCTCGTGCCAATCGTAATATCAGCGGGAGTGGCCGTGTTGATGTCATTCGCGCCGCTCAACATGGCAAACGTATAAGCATCGATTTCGGGCGTAACTTTCGTGCGGACAAACTCACCCGCAAGCTGACCAAACGCCATGCCAATCGTCTCTTCGTTGTCCATACGGTCAACCATGAAGCTACGGCCACGGTCTTTGGTAAGCGTTAAGGTTTCCCACATGCCCGTTACATCGCCCTTGGTATAGCCCTTGTTACGGCTATAATTACCAAGTCCGTCCATCGAAGTCGTGAACACCTTCACCGTGTTGCCATTCACGATTTCAATGTTTGTTGCGTCAAGGATAGAAGTACGGGAACTAACCTTGTATACTTCATCCAACATTGCCAGATATTTTTCAGCAAGTTTAAACGAATTTCCACTTATAGTCGGCATAGTGCATTACCTCCTGTCGTATCAGCCTTTCGGCGGCAGTCCGAACCACTTTCGCAGTAAAGCTTCTTCTTCTTTTTCCTTGTTTGTATCATCGCCAGCCGGAGGAGTAGGAGTTTCTTTCAAAATTTTGGCACGGAGGTTCTTCTCATAGACGGCCTGCGCTTTCTTCATAATCGTAAAAACCTCATCGCTATCGCCGTTTGCCATAGCGTTCGCAGCATCCTCAGCCGTCTGTTCATCGTAGCCCATCGACAGATATTGCGCCTTATGGTTGCTGACAGTCTTCTCCTTGCGCAGCGTTTCCAGCTCTTCTTTCATAGCCGTCTCGCTTGCCTGTCGGTCTGCTTCCTTCTGCTCGTCCTCATTCATACGACTGCGCAACTGCTTCTTCAAGGCCGCTAATTCACTACTCACCTTGTCGAATTGTACCTTGCTCACTGTCGCACCTGTCGGTTTGGGCTGATTTTCCTCCGTCTGCTCCATATTGTCGAGCAGTGCCAACTTTTCGTCAGCAGTCATGTCTTCCCGATAACCTTCTAACTTAGTCCAATCGAAACTCACGCTAAATTCCTCCTTGCGTTTTTACATCTTCTCTGATGTTCATAAATAATGCGACTTTTCTATACCGTTTTCTCTAACGGTTTGCGACTTGTTTTACCTCGTTTCTCTACGAGTATTTCAAACGGTTAATCACCGTCTAAAACCGGAACTACCCAGCATCTGCAATTCCTGTGCTGCGGGAGGCTTGGCATCTCTCGCATCGTGAATATCTGTCCGTCTAAATCATGACAGATACTGCAAGTGCGGTCATCCTTCTCGGCTACCCATCGCACCCGCTTGACACCGGCATCCTCGAACGCCATCGTCCGCGCATCGTCCACGGCAAAATCGGCATACTGTCTGCTTTGGTCAAACCACAGCCGTGCCGACCTGTTGAGAATTTCCTGCGCGTCCCGCCTGTTGCCCACAGACAGCAAGCCCTCCATCAGTCTGTCCCGCTTCCGCTTGACCTCCTGATTGTAAGAGTAGTGCGTTACGCCGTGATACCGTGACAGCAGGGAAAGAATCAAGGTTGTTTCCGTCAGCTTCGAGTAATTGCCATCCTTATCGCTTGCTTCCGCGAAACCTTCCTTGTATGCCCGTGCAGCAATCGACCGAAATACTTCCTCGTTGTGACTTTCGAGCTTTGCGTAGAGCGTTCGTGTGATTTCCTTTGCCGTCCGCACGTTCAGCTCATCGAAGCTAATCGTATTTGCCACATTGTGGAACATCGCTGAAATGTAGTGTTTCAGCCCTGCCAACTGCTTATCCGTGTAGGCATACGGAGTACTCATGCTTCGTCCTCCTTGTCGGTTTCAACACCTTCGAGCGGGTCACGATATTCCCACTTTTGCAGATACTCTTTGCTTTGAGCTGTCACATCCGAGTATCGGCTCGGAGCCTATTGCCGTAGGATAAAAAATCAGCTCCGCTCCGTTCACCGCAAGGCATCTTGCCGTTTCCGGAAACCACTGATCCCAGCAAATTCCCACGCCTATATCCGCATATTTGGTGTGCCAAACCTTAAAGC